TTTTGTTAACACTTTAGTTAGACACTATAATGTTAATAACGGTAAATATTGGATAGGACAACCCTCTGATGAAACACATATGGATAAAGTGGGAACACATCCATTACTTCAAAAGTTTATGGACTATCATGGTAACACGGGTCATCCACCACATGACTATTCGCAGTTAAAAAATATGGGTGTGTTCGAGCACCCAGACGGTTCGAGACATATTGTTGCACGTGATCATGGTTTTGATACTGAGGTAGCAAATGCATATTCACAGGCAAGAAAAAACAAGTTTGGAATGAATTAAAATGAAAACAGAATTTAGTATTAGTGATGAGTTAATTTTGGCATTAAAAAATGCTGGTGATAAGGTTGTTTTGCAAAACAACAAATCACCAGTTCGTTTGATATAATTATAGAAACATATAAATCTGAAATAGGGTCTTATATAGATAGACTCGTATTTAAAAATGAAGGAGTGAATGAAATGGTTGATTATGTGATTGGTGATAAGGTTGTTTACAAGAATAATTTTTACACCGTTATTCGACAGAATGAATATTCTGTTCAGATTCAAGGTGATAATAAGCCGTTTTGGGTAAATAAGAATCAGTTGCAAGGTAAGGTTAGTAAGGTTATTGCTTCTGATATTAAGCCTGTTACAGCCCAAAGTGTAAAGCCGGTGGTTCCAGAACAACAAAAGGTTCATACGACCGAACATTATGTTATTGCTGAATTGAATAAGAACGGTGATATTGATTACGGGTCCTTCACAGATTTTACGTTGTTAGATCAGGCTAAGGCAACTGTAGCCAAAAATATCACTGACACTCCTGGTGTGGTATATGCGATTTATAAGCGTATTATTGTTGCTAAGGCAGAAAGTACTGTCAATTTTAAGGAAGATTAACATGACGACTGATATGGATTATAAAGAAAAGCGTCGTCAACGAATGATGCAGAAAAAAAGACATATCAGTCGTCAAAAAACTATCTTGACACAACAACAAACTGTGTGGTTTACTACTGGTAAACCGGAACAGTGGCATAGATTGCATAAAAAGAATGCAACAAATTGTGGTAATCCAATGTGCATGTTCTGCACTAATCCTCGCCGTTTGTACGGTAATAAAAAAATCAGTCGCACAATGCAAGAACAGAGATTTTTTCAATGTGATAGCGATTGGTATGAATAAATAGAAATTATATACGAGAGTCTTCTAATTGGCAGGAAACCGTCCTTTGAAGTCGGACAATGTGGGTTCGAATCCAACCTCTCGTGCCATTTTATGGGTAGTAAACCAGAGCGGCCTCTGGTCCCGTCTTGAAAACGGTGAGTACGTGAAAGCGTATGGTGATCGACACAGCCTGCTACCCGCCATTTTAATACCATATTGTTAGATCATTATAATATGTTTATACAATATGGTATCCCCACTAACAAATTAAAAAAGAAGACCTTGACATATGGTGTAAAAGTGGATAGGTTACATAATAGGTAAAGGTAAATGTTTTTACTTAATAAATACACTAAGTGGTACTTTTCGAATGAATATAAAACTAAGATGTCCTTTATAATGAAAGAAAGACATCGTTGGAAAAATAAAGCAGAGTGAGCTAGTCTGGTGATTTAGCGTTCCGCTGAAAACGGAAAGAAACAAGTTCGATTCTTGTACTCTGCACCATTATATAAGGATCGATGATGAAATATACACGTTATCTTTGTGTCGGCCCCGGTGGTCGCCGTTGTCCTTGTTGTTTTCCCGGCCCGAAAGGGAAGAGATATGAATATCGTAAGGCGAAGCGTCGTGATGAACGTGATATAGCCAAAGAAATCCGTGAAGAATTGATTTGTGAATAATGGAAAGTTAATCGTGGGGGTCCACGGACTTGTTTGCTAAACAAAGGGTGCCTTTGCGGGCATGGGTTTCGAATACTCAACTTTCCGCCATTTAGGATTATATAATGTTGTATCGTTATGGAAAACATAAAGCTGGCTATAATTTTTCTGGTCAGAGTGAACGGTATCATATGCCGACTCTGAAAAAAGCCAAACTCAAAGATCATGAATATAAACGTGTTGTTTCTTTTGGTTCATATAGAGACAAAAATTACCAAAAATTTACCAGAACAATCAAACCCGGCGATGACGTATGGGTAGTGATTTATGATAAAAAAATTGGCAGATATTGTGTAAAAAAATCTACCATATGTTCTATTTTCTTCTTTAACTATGATAAAGATGGTCATTTGTGGAATGTGTGGTTAGATAACTATTACCATAATACCGGGTTGATAGAAGATGCTGAATATTTCCTTACTAAGGAACGTGCGTATTATTTTCTTAATCATAAAATGACAGAATTTAATTCTTATAGAGAAAATGTAGAATACTGGAAAAAATTTAGATTAGCTAACCCAGACTTTGAGTATTAAAAATGCAAATGGTTTCTGTAAAAGAACTTGACAAGTTAGTGAAATGGTTATACACTCTTGATAATGAAATTCGAGCTAAAATTAATTCGTCACAGATTAATATATCATTTGAATTCATACCAACGGGTATGGGCAATGTGGTCGTTGCTCACTTGATAGGTCATTCCAATACGTCAGAAGGTTGGGATAAAATCGGTTTATCACATGATATATCAGACTATAATATGTGGTAAATTTTCTTTGTAATATGAAAAGGATATATGATGAAATTTACTTATGAAAACATTCTAGATGGTCTGAATAACAATTTATTCACCCCATTGGTAACAGTAAAAGAACTTGCTGATGTTATTAATGACAGAACGCCAGAAGATTTTGGTGAAGTTGTTATGGTGTCTTCACCAGATTACCCGGAGACTGTTTATTTTATGACTGATCCGGTTGATGATAAAACATACTTCTTTTGGGAAAATACTCTAGATTCGTATCTTAAATACGATGATCTCATTCAAGATGTGGTCATAGAATTGTTGAAGGGACTTATTAATGATAAACAAAAGATATAATCACTGGTTTTGGAATAGTGTTCCGTTGAATTGGTTCTCTGGTGTGATTGTTAAGCTTAGTAGTTATATTTGGACTAAGCAATATAGTGTGCGATGACAGATACATGGCACGAAATTCATATAACTCTTTCTATATCCAATGAAGTTGAATATGAATGTGCCTTGTACCATTGTACAAAATTGGGATATAAAACCATTACAATTGAATTAGGAAACGGTATTCCTGATCAATGGATGACATCTTCAAAAATATTTTGTTCTATTAATGACATTTTTGAAATAGCCGAACATCAAGCTGTCTCATTAAGGTTGCGTGGGTTAAAAGTTGAGCGTATAAAAATCGAGAGTGATCCATCAAAATTAACTAGGTTGCCGAAAAGCTCTAACTGTATGTATCTTGAGGTACATATCCCTATAAAACTATTGTATAAAAACGAAGCATATATTAGAAGTTTTTCTAAACTTTTTGGTTTGCATATTTCAAAAAATGCATCAAAAAGATTTGAAGATCATCAAATTTTGTTTGGTACATATAGAATTCATATAAATAATTTCGATGAAATATTAGATTTTCGTGAGTCAGTAAAAAGAATCTTTCAATATCTTATGGAAATTGAAGATAAAAAGTTGATCATATCATTTGAAAAGTTAATAGAATTGGAATTAGCTTGGTATGACTCAAATTTAGAACTTGACAATCAATGGTTATATCAGTAAAGTGTTACGGTAGCACATCAGTCTCCAAAACTGAGGGCGTGGGTTCGACTCCTACTACTGGTGCCAATTTTAAAATAAAAAAGGTGAAACATAGAATTTTTTATTTTTATTCTTATTGTGTGGTTGATTCTTGGTCTTTTGGGATCAATCAAAGTTGCTTATGCGGGTTATAAAGACGGTGTTGATATTACGTTTGGTGTTGTATTTGATGTTTTGTTTTCTACAATTTTAGGTCCAATTGTTATTTTACGGGTGTATGATCTTAATGTTGAAACTTTGTTGAATCATGTTATTATTAAAGGTAAGATTGACAAACAATAAAAAAATGTGATATGTTAATGGATATGGGGTTTGAGCCAGATGGGACGGCAGTAGGTTTACACCCTTCGATTGAGCAGGTTCAATTCCTGCAAGCCCTACCATTAAATATATTATGAAAGGATATATTATGAATATCTCTAAAATGTTGAAGATTGCTCTTATTGCGACGTTCGCAGTGTTCTCTGTTGATACCTCATACGCAATCACTTCTTCTTCACGATCTAGCTTTAGTTCTAGTTCTTATAGTCGGCCTTCTTCCCCTTCTTATAGCCGCCCTTCTACACCGACTTATACGAAGCCTTCAACTCCGGTTGCAGATAAGCCGACTGCTGTTTATTCAAAGCCTGCCGTGATTGCGCCAGCGCCAGTCATTACCGCTTCACCTAAACCAGAAGCACCAAAGGCAAATACAGTTCTTGGACAACAAGGTGATAAATCCAAGTCATATAGTTCTTTTATGTCTTATAAAGACAAACAAAAACCTACCCCATCGCCTGCTTCCACTTTAGTTTCAACACAGTATGGTTCGCATAGTAACTTTGTTGCAGCCCGAAACCAAACGGTTGTCGTTTATCATAATCTATACCCCAATTCTTATATCTATAGCTCTCATATGACCCCGTATTATGGTCATTATGATTCTGGGTTTCTGATGGGATTGTTGATTGGAGAAATGGGGTCAAATCATGGCTCTAATGTGAATTGGGTTTATTCTCACCAAAATGATCCGTGGTATTCTCAATGGCGAGCCGACTTAGAAAAGCAGGCCCAAAGTAATGCAGAATTGAAGCAGAAATTGGTCGATATGGATAAAGAATTGACTGATCTTAAAACAAAAAATGCTACTGTAGTAGCTTCTGTACTCCCCGAAGGTGTTACTGCTGCCGCAGCAATCAATCCTGATGCAGTAGACGACGAAGATGAAAATAAATCTTCATGGTTATGGTGGTCTGTTTTTGGTATTCTTGGTATTTTTGGTTCTATTACAATTGGTTCTGTTGTGTTCTTTTATATCATTACATCAAAGGTGGTAAATAAATAATTATGGTAGGGATTATTTCAATCTTGAAAACATTCGCAAATCGTAAGGATATTGCAGCAAATACACTTGCATCCCTGCCTCTTGACATTCAGTTAGGTCATGTGGTAGAAATATCTGACCTAGCTATTGAACTGGCTAAAATTGATGGTTCTATCATTGGTGATTTTAAGTCAGTTCAGAGAATCGTTGCAGTTGGTAAAATTAAAATGTTTCAGACAGACATTTATAATGTTTACCTTGAAGATAATAAGACAATTTTACGTATTGTCGTCAAAGATGGTAATATCAGTTGTGTTGTTTTTCATCTTAAAGACGAAATTCACCCTCAAAACGAGGAGGAATGGGGATTCTGGTTAGATGAAAAAGAAGGTTTGCTCGGCTGGCCTCAGTTTCAGACTGATCAGACAATTTATGACCGTGAATGGCTAAATAAGGAATACAGTGAAAATATCACTCCTTGTATTGGTCCTTCGGTTTTTGTTGAACATAATGGAGCAGAATATGTAAAATATGTTGACAAGACACTTGAACATGTGCTAGTACAGACTCACCAAACAAACGACGAATGTAATATCAACATTTATATCGGTGTTGGTATCGAAATCTCAAATATTAAAATTATCTGAACCGGAGACTAAAATATGTCACTTTTGACCTCTTATATTTCTAATACTGTTGAACGTATTCATAATGGTGTGATTCAGACGGTAGCCAGTGTTGACCCTGAGACGCTTGGTGAAGCTCAGATCAGTGAATGGATATGCCATGCGGCTCGTCTTGCTCAGATCAGCGCCAAGGCACTTGCCGAAGTGAATGAACAGTCGGCCAAGATCGTCACCATCGAAGCGGATATCGCCCGTTATACGTCTGCTGCTGAAAAGTTGGGTGAGACGAATCCTACGGTTGCTGAAAAGGCTGCTGATAACGCTCTTAAGCTGTCAGAAACTCTTGCTGATGAAAAGGCGACATTGGCTGATCATCAGGCATGGTATGTAGAATCCCGCCTCGCCGCTGTTGATGCGCAGGAAAAGGTTGGTAATGCTCGAAAGGCAATTGAAGACGCCAAGCATGAACAGGCTCGTGCGCAGCATGAAGCCGAAGTTGCCAAGGCTCGTTTGGCGGAACGACAAGAAGTTCTTGGAATCACTAAGACCATCAGTGGTTCTGATATGGCTATTAATGCCCTTAAGAAGAACGCACAGGAATCCCGTATTAATGCGGATGCAGCTAAATTGCAGACGGAAGTTTTGGGTAGTGCCGTGAATGATGAAGATGCTATTAACAAGGCGTTGGAATGCATTTCTCCTGCAAAAACCGAAACCCTTGCTGAAAAGTTGGCTCGTCTTAAGAAGTAAAATATCCTCATATTTGTCAAATAAATACCCTCAAGGATTAGTTTCTTTGGGGGTATTTTTATGGCTAATTGGATCAAACGAAAATCATATAAAACTGGCATTAATTCACGTGCCACACTAACGCAATCAGCGGGCAGATCAGCGACAGTATCAACGTCTTCTGGTAATCCATCATGTCGTATAACTAGCACTTCATTACCGACCGGCCAGCATAGAATAACGACCTCATATCGTCAATGTGGTCTATATCGCCGTGAGACGGTCACAGACGGGTTTAATAGTAAGTCTGGTAGGGTGGTAGCCAGAAACAAGAAAAACGCCCCAGAGAGCTTCTACGGGGCGTTAATTATCATTCTATTTTTTGGGATATGTGCATTATTTGGTAAATAATTCGAACACACGATTTATATATTTTGCACGATCCTTGACAAACACCTGAGCTTCATTCTCATGATCTACAGCAATCATAATTACAATTTGTGGAATCGATATTTTGTAAATCCATTCAAACATCATAGAATACACAGTTGTCTGAATAAAGTAGGATTCGATCCATTCTTCGGTTTTCAATCGTTTGGATGTTTTGAAGTCTATGATGGAAGGGATTCCGTCATAAAGAGCCACAAGATCGGTTTTGCCGGCAGTGTTAAGTGCGGAAGAATATAAAGACAATTCAATACCAAAAATGTCTGTGATATGTTTATCAAGCACTCGTTGAATTGTCTTAAACGTTTGTATATTGAAAGGCATTTGATCTTTGAATATATCCGAATCATTCATAATATATTTTTCTGCCATATTATGAATGGCATTACCTCTTTTAGAGGCCATACTAGAAACACGACCAGCTTCTTCTTCGCCAACTCTTGCTTTCCAATTTTCAAGAGCACTTTTATCCATTTTTTCACCAAGTATGGTGGTTACAGATTTTACCTTTTTACCAGACGGTAAAATATAAAACCGGCTGTCACCGATCATTTCTGATTTTAGTGTGACAGCCGGCACAAATTTATGATTAAAGTTTGTCATTGATACCCATTATGTTGTTATATTCAATCTATCTTTTGTTATAATATATTCACGAACAAGTCCTGATCTAACTATATCACATTCTTGAAAATCAATGAAGGTGAATGATTTCATTCTTTCAATAATTTTAATGAAATTCAGAAGACCGGCTTTATCATTATCTTTGATAAAATCACTCTGTCTGAAATCACCCGAGAATATAATGCGACAATTACGCCCAACACGTGTGATGATAGAATCCAGTTCGTGTAATGTCATGTTTGCTATTTCATCAACAACAATAATACAATCGTTTAAAGTAATACCACGAATGAATGATGTTGAAATAAATTCAATAGTCTTTTTATTTTTTAGAACGTCATATGCATCACCACGACCAAACAATTCAGAACATATATTGTAATATGGTGCTTCGTACACTAAAGCCTTTTCTTTCGGACTTCCGGGTAAAAATCCCATATCTCGTGTCGGAACAACACTTCTAATAATTACCAATTTTTTATATCGTGAATTACCACTTAATATTTCATTCAGTGCAAGATATACTGAAATGAAACTTTTACCTGTTCCTGCAATACCATGTAGCATGAGATTTCTGCCATTTTGGTATGCATCGAATGATAATCTCTGATTGTCGGTTAGAGGTTCAATATTTTTCATATTAAAACTTGGTTTTTCTTGTACTATACTTTTATTATTTCCATTACGACGCATCAATCTTTTTTCTTTTCTCGTCAATCTATATTCTTCAAATGATTCGATGTTTTGATTGTTCTGATGCATGGAGTTCCTTTATTTAAAAAGTATTAATGGTGGAACGACTGAATCCTTTTGAGTGCTTCTTTTTCATATCCTTTAAAAGATCACGAAAACTATCATCCGGCTTTCCTCTGCCTCGTCCAGATGACAGAGAAGGAGCACCATTAACAAGTTGGGTTAAGTGAGGATTATCACTTAAATATACATCTAGTGATGATATTGTCATAAATTCAGTGAATTCCTCACCAGTTTGTTCATTAAAAAATTTATATGTTGGCATTATTTCAACATCTTTCCATCAACGATAGACATTATAATCATCATAGTCGTCTTCGTCATTATTAACTAAACTACTATAATCCTTTGTTTTTAGTGCTCTATCAAAACGGCGTTTCTCGGATTTGTTTACACTAATCTCTTTGCGGCGATCTACACCATAACCGTCCTGATATTTCATATCTTCATGACGCAAATTGTTTTTTTTATTCTTGTTCATTTACAATTAAACCCGGAAAAGCTTCTGTAACGTGTGGACGAGTGATACCCTTAAAGTATACCTTATCTTTGACCTGACATATCATTTCTGCATCTTTTGGAGCAAGTGATTCAAGAAATTGAATAAACATCATTTCTCTCTTTGGTTGAGGTAAATTATCGTAGAAACCTTTGATGTAATATCGTAGCTTCTGACAATTTCTTATCAACACACCTTCCTGATCTAAGGCTTCGTTTGGTTTATAAGGAGGTATGCCCGGAGGCAAGGCCCACTCGACATCTGGATCATAACACCCCTGTAGAATAATACGAAGGACTAGGCTGTCATTTGCA